ATTCGATTACAGTCCGAAGCCGCAGATGATGAGGTTGTGAATGTGTTTGAGTTTGAAGCCGGGACTCATCCATATATACTAAGAGCATTTTTACGAAATAGTATTTCACCTGAAACTCTGGTCATATTGGATAGATTAACCAACTGGGTAGCAGATTGCAAGCTTAACCATACTGATCCAGTCTGGACCGATGTACGCAGATTAATTGTCAAGTATAAACCCTTTGTACGAATAAACCTAGAAAAATTTAAAGAAATACATGACCGATACTTTTAAACAGGTGGAAAACGAAATACTCAGAGAACGCATAGCTCAGCTCGAAGAGGCGGTCATGAGTCTGAGTGCAGACATACAGAACCTCAGTTCTAGCATGAAGGACATGCAGCGTTTCATAGTCAAAATGGCCACCAATCAGAGCCAGCTGGCCGAACGTGTCAGCATGTGGCCCTATGTCAAGCTTGAAAACAAACCCAAACCACCACGCAAACCGCGCGGCGATTAGTTCTAGAACATATAAATATCCGTTATTGAGGATCATTTATGGCAAAAATAATAAAATTTAGACGCGGAACAACTGCTGAACTAAGCGTACAGAGCGGTGTGGAAGCTGAATTATTCGTAGACACCACCAAGGACACACTGGTCATCATGGATGGGCTCACACCTGGTGGTTATCCCTTGGCCAGAGAAAGTCAGGTCACCAGTGTCAGCAGCACCTTAACCACAAACTATACTGCGGCCATTAGCAGCAACAGTAGCATCATAACCACTAACTATACCAGTTCAGTCAGTAACCTAAGTTCGGTTTTGACTGTTAATTATACTGCAGCTGATAGCAGTTTAAGTTCAGTTCTGACTACCAACTACAGGGCTGCAGACAGCAGTCTTAGTTCTCTATTAACTACTAATTATACGGCCGCAGATAACAGTATTAGTTCTAATGTTAGTACATTAAGCAGCAATACCTGGCGCGCTGCCACAACTACTATACTGGGACTGGTCAGAGCCGACGGGACTAGTATTTTAATTACTTCAGGTGTAATATCAGCCCCATCTGCAGAAATTGGTGTTGGTCAAACATGGCAAAATGTAACAGCTAGCAGAGCAGCGGGTGTTACTTATACAAATACAACTGGAAGACCTATATATATTTCTGTAAGCGGTGGCGGTCAACCAAATAATGGAACAATGACTTTGACTGTTGATGGAGTAGTATTAGGGCAGCAAGGTTTTCAATCAATTGCTTCTGGCAGAAGTAATGCAACTATGACTGCAATTGTACCAAACAATTCAACTTATGTTGTTACTAATATTTCAGGTTGGTCATTAGTTTCATGGGCTGAATTACGTTAAGGATAAAAACGTTATATATTACATCATAATATGTAACAAAGATAAATAATCTTATGCCAAAAATACTACAATTTAAACGTTATTCATCAACAACAGTTCAGACCAGTCTGGGTGTCGAAGGTGAGTTGTTCATAGATCTGGGTAAAAAGACCATAGCCGTCATGGATGGTGTTACTCTGGGTGGCAGTCCATTGGCAACCGAAGCTCAGGTCACCAGTGTCAGCAGCACACTGACCACAAACTATACGGCGGCTGTCAGCAGTGTCAGCAGCACACTGACCACAAACTATACGGCGGCTGTCAGCAGTGTCAGCAGCACACTGACCACAAACTATACGGCGGCTGTCAGCAGTGTCAGTTCCGTACTAACCATTAATTATACTGCAGCAGATAGCAGTGTTAGTTTTAATGTCTCTACTCTAAGCAGTAACACCTGGCGTAATGCAACAACAGCTACTCCAGGGCTGGTCAAGGCCAATGGAACCAGCATCAATGTCAGTGGTGGTGTTTTAAGTCTGGGATCTAGCATCACGGCCAGCTGGACCATACAACAGGTTGGTGACGGTCTGGTATTTTACTATGGTGGAACGCCTGTTGTAAGATTTTCTTCCAATGGTATTATTACAGGCATCAATGATCTCATAGCCTTTGGATCTATACCTTAATCATGACACTGGCAACTAGCGGGCAACTTAAATTTTCTGATATTCGTGCAGAACACGATCCAACAAGTTCTGGTCAAATTAGAATATCAAACTATTACGCAGGTAATCTTATAAGATCCAATACTGGAGGCACCAATGGTGCTGTTCCCAGCAGTGGTGCTTTGTCCTTTAGTAAATTCTACGGTACAAATTTAAATCAATACTTCATGTATTTGTTTGTCACTGGAGGTACTGCTACAAATTTAACTGGTGGTGAAGCTAGGTCTGGCATGCATATCATTAACAACCGCATGAGTATCATGGGGATTTATTCATATTTAAATTCTAATAACAACAGTTACATACAGGTACAATCTGTTTCGTCTGGTGCTGTCATAGCTGCTAGACGTAGTGGGAGCCAGGGTGGCGGAGGCGCGGGTGAGGGTGGTCAATATCAAGATGGGTCAGGTAATTTTTATTATCAGAACTGGACATATGATGGAATAGATTTTCTAACTTCTATATTTAAATATGATTCTACTCTTAGCACCAGCAGCTGGGCCCGTACATTTAGTTCAGGATTTTATTCCTATGGGCCCAGTCTTTACATACCAGCTGGAAATATTGCAAGAAATTCATTACATGTTGCTGCATCAGGTAATCTATACGTAACTGGTCGTACAACTGCTAGTTATACAGATAATCATGCAGCAAAATTAATGAAACTAACAGCTGCTCCTGCAGTTAGCTGGGGCCGAACATTTACAGTGGGTACTACGCCTAATTTTGATTGCATATCTGCAGGAACTGATAGTTCCGAAAATGTCTATACAGTTGTACATGGCGCAGGGAACGGTGGTACATATTTCGGTGTATTTAAATTTGATACTGCTGGCACTCTTCAATGGCAAAAAATATATCGAAATACCGTCTTTCCAGATTCAGGTGTTTATGCAAATGGTATCCATGTTACTCCCGGGGGCGATTCCTATGTTCATGGATACTACAATGATTCCGTAACTTCTAAAAATACGGCTGTTATTTCAAAATTTGATACTGCTGGCACTCTTCAATGGCAAAGAAAAATTGAAGATGCTAATGCTGAAACTACTTGTTTTGATGTTTCAGTTGATTCAGACAATAATGTATATGCTGCATTACATCATAATAGTTATTCTATCTCAGGCGCTGCTACTTTATGGGTAAAAATTGATTCCAATGGTAACTTACTTTTATCCAGATATTTTAGATTGGCCGGAACGTTTTCAGCGCGCTACCCAAGCATAAGCATAGATTCTCTCAACGACGTTCATGTACAATTTACTAATTTTAACACTGCCGTAAGTCAAAGAAATTTAGTGTTATTTAAGATTCCCAACGATGGATCAAAAACAGGTACTTATAGCATTGTATTATCTGCTCAAACAAGTATATCAGTAACATATGCTGCTGCCACCAGTGTTTCTGTAGCCAGTGGAGCTACTATAGCAGTTGCACCAGGTTCTTGGACTGTGGCAACTGATAATGCAGCAACGCTTGACGTATTAAATCCTATTAGCGCGCCACAGTTTTTACATCCTAATACCATACCACAGGGAACCGAAGGGTATTTTACATCAACTACAGTAAGAATCTATTGACACTTATAAATACTTATTATATAATGGTTATTGATGAGGCAGTTCTTTATCATGGCAGTAAATAAAACAACATACAAATCATACAACGCATATACGAAGGAGAAATAACATGGCTTTTAATAGCTTATCAGATCTAAGAAACAATCGTGGCAATTTCGATTCATTAATGAAAGAAGTTGAAAAGATTGCCAATCCCCAAGGTTCAGATAGTCGTGATGACGACCGATTCTGGCAACCCACAGTAGACAAAGCCGGCAATGGTTACGCAGTAATCAGATTCCTAGCATCCCCCAAAGGTGAAGAAATGCCCTGGGTTCGTGTTTGGTCTCATGGTTTCAAAGGCCCAACAGGTAAATGGTACATTGAGAATTCACTGACCACTATCGGTAAGCCCGATCCAGTTTCAGAGTTAAACAACGAGTTGTGGAATTCTGGGACCGAAGCCAACAAGAATGTTGCGCGTGATCAAAAACGTCGTCTTAGTTACATTGTCAACGTATTGGTTTTACAGGATCCAAGTAATCCTGCAAACGAAGGCAAGGTCAAGTTATTCAAGTTTGGCAAAAAGATTTTTGATAAAATCAAAGATGCCATGCAACCTGAATTTCCTGGCGAAGAGCCAATCAATCCGTTTGACTTTTGGAAAGGTGCTAACTTCAAAATTAAGATTCGCAACGTAGAAGGTTATAGAAACTACGACAAGTCTGAATTTGAACCGGTTAGTGCTTTGGGCGACGATGATGCTAAAATTGAAACCATCTGGAATCAGCAGCATAGTCTGGTGGATTTCCTAGATGCTCGACATTTTAAATCATACGAAGAACTGAAGAAAAAACTTGAAGCTGTACTAAGTGGTGTTCCAGCCGCAGTACGTCATGCCGAAGCAGTTGATCTAGATGCACCAGTTGCAGCTAAACCAGCGGCCGCAGTTCAGGCAGCAACCAGTACGCCACTAGACGAAGCTGATGACTCAATTAGTTATTTTGCCAATCTAGCAGCAGACGAATAAACCAGCCCTTAAACAAGGCAGGTTTGAGGAGGACTTAAAACGTCCTCCTTTTTTTATATTATAAATGCCCTGGTAGACCAAAAGTTTACCATGATAAATTTACCCACAAGGAAAAACAAATGAAAAAATCAGTAGTATTAATCTCTCTGGCTATTGCAGCCGTATCAATCGCAACAGCATCAGCAACATATCTAACATCTAATTTCAAACAAGTAGAACTCGAACGTGCCACACGCTTGTCAGACCTAAGTGTCACAGCAGTGCAAAAAGGCGATTACGATCTAGCTTGTAAAGCACAATCACAAGTGGTTGATGCTCTGGTTAAAGTACACACCCAAGGTGATGACTTAGTTGGAGCTGCAGTAAAACAAAAGGAAGATGTATGCCGTAAAGCCTCAGTATCTGCCATGAACGAATATCGTTTCATCGCTGGATAACAGGTAACTAGTAGGACAGAGGAGCGTTCAGCTCCTCTTTTTTTGATTAATAATAGGCTTCGCGTTGAGTATAGCGTTCTAGAGCAGATTCGCTAGGGCGTGTATCACCTCGGGGAATGATCAGAGGCGCTGGTGGTGTTTTGCCCTGACTGGGTGCTTGTACCACTATGGGCGGTGACATGACTGGTTTTGCCGAGGCTTCGCGTTCGAGATCTAAGTTCATGGCGCTTTGCTGACCAATATCTTCGGCCTGTTTGTTTTGCAAAACTGGTGTTGTAACAGCATCATAGACACCGGCTCCTACCTGATCACCAACTAGGTTACCAACAAAACCAGCTGCGCCAGGCAACATGCCACCGACAAAACTACCACCAGCAGCACTGGCTGCTCGACCCAGATCACCAGATTGTTGATATTCCTGATAGCCCTGGTAACCACTGATACCAGCATTAATGGCCAGCCCTATGGGACTTTTGGTCCCTAGAAACTTACCTACATTTAGTGCGCCCAGTCCTAGCTGTTTCAACATGCCAGGTTTCTTCATGAACTCACCAGTTTTAGTATGCCAACGATTCAGAGAATCTTTAAAAGGTACTCGGCGTTTGGTCACATCAGCCAGTCCCTTGACACCTTTGACGGCATTCTTTGCCATGCCTGGAGCCAGTTTACCCAGAGCCTTGTAGCCTAATAACCAGGGAGCAATGTCCTTGATGGTATCCAAGATCCCACCGCCCTGTTCCTGAGCCAGCGCCCGGGCCTGATCCTCAGGATCTTCTTCGCTTCTTAGTAGTCCAGCATCTTCGTACAGGGCGTAGTTAGCCGGAGTTATGGCACCAGTTATAGCTGGCGCAGCCATGGCGCCAGGTTTAGTAGCAATGCTGGGGCTGGTAAATAATTTAGGAGCTGGTCTTTCTGCAGCTGTTGGAAACGGCAGTATCTTGGCCTGGGTTTTGGCCTGCACCTGTTTCTGCACAGGCGCCATTTTTTGCATGTTGGTCTTGGCCTTGGTGTCTGGCGTCTTTTCTAATTTTTTAGCCAGTTTGTCTATGGCAGCTCTAAGAGCTTTGCTTTCGGAAACATTGGCATCTTTTAGTTTGCGAATGGTTTCGTCCAGCTGTTTAAATATGTCTTTTTGTTCTTCCGTGGCATCCAGCAATAACTGTTGTTGACGCTGGCTCTGCTGAATGAATTCTTCGAATATCTTTTTATTGGTTGATGCTGTTGATACAGGATCCTGTGTCTTGGCTTCCATGGTGGCGCCAATGTTGGTAAACTTACTGGTCAGGGTATCACGATCAACGCGTTCTGTCTGTGTTGGAACGCGTTGTGTGTTGGTAAGTAAACTTTTAAGTGGACCTGCAGTAGTATACATTATTCAGCGTATCTCGCGTTAGGTGTTGGTTCTTCTTCTTCGGCAGCAGGTTCTGCTACTGGTTGAGGTGCTGCTGATCTGCGTGGCGGCACAGGCATCATGGGCTGCGCCGCTTCAGACTTTTTTGAGGCTGAATAAGCATTGGCTCCAAAGAAAGCTGCAACTAAAGCTGAGATAGCCACAAAATATGTGGGTGCAATGTTACCTATGATGGTGGCTGCATCATCCACATCCAACCAAGATGTAAATGTAATAGTTACTGGATACAGCAACATGCCCCAGAGAGCAAACCAGGTCATTTTACGCATGGCATCACGTTGAGCATCCTGATCTTCGAGCTCTTTGCGTTTAAATTCTAGGTACAGTGCCAATTCCTGACTACTTACATAACCATCGCCATTGGTGTCTGCTTCTTGTAAATGTTGGTAAGCGTTATCACTTACTCCTCGTTTATCTGCCATTTTAACTTCCTTGTTTCTGTTGTTGTAGTTTAAGATTTTCTTCTTTTAAATGATTAATCAACAACATGATATAAATTTCCCTTTCCCACGGCAACATGTTTTCAAGCTCGGTTAAACTATACTTATGAAACTGCATCAGCCCGAAATTGGTCTGATAATAGTTCAACAGGCCCTCGTGTGAAAGGATCAGACGAAAAAACTCTGCAGTCCCTCCAGGACTGCGTGATTCTCTTCGTTACATTTTGTACAGGTAAAATCCAGCTCATGTCTCAATACTGGAAGTGTTTCAAAAAACGCATTAATTTTTTCTAAATGTCCAGGACTTAGTCCTTCGACAAATTCAATAAGATCTGCTGTACTATAATCTTTTACATCGTACATTTCATCGTTGTTCCAGATATTCTTAATACTGCGCGCAATTAACTGTATGATGCTGTCAGCTGTTAATTCTTCTCTGAGCTGGCTTAGTTCTCTCAGATCTGGATCTCGCATACTAATCAACAATCCATTGCCCAAATCTATGTCAGTTTTATGACCCTCGGGTCTGTTAACTCCAACATTGGTGATGTCTAGTTTGGCATCCTGTTTGTTTTCACAGTGCTGGCAATTTAAAACTATGTCTATGCTTTCGCCAACTGACTTGGCTCTGATCTGTAAAAACAAATATTCAACGTCATAGGCCGGACTGGTTTCGGCTTCTACTTTGCCATAGGTACAGGCCCGGACTAATTCATTTACTGCGGTTATCTGATCTTCCAGACCGCCATTGAGAGCAATTAATAACTGCTTTTGTTCTCGGACCAAAAATGGTCTAAATTCTACGCTTTTACCGGTGCTGGGTAATACTGCATTATATACTGGCACCTCAATTTTTGGTAAAGACATACTATAATACTCCTATCATTTTACTATAAAAAAAGTATCTGTTCCACGCCCTGAACTAAATAAATTTTGCGCTTGAGCCTGTGGTGTTAATTGGTTTTGTACATTGATGCTATTCTGGGTAAGGTTATTCAGACCATTAGTAATTATACTAAAAGGATTATTGGCGTTTACATTGGCCACACCCTGAATCACACCCTGTATGGCATTGGGTTTCCAGCGTCGATAATTAAATGTAACATTTAATTTATGCACAGAATTAGTTAAATTGTTGTCCAGAATTAATGGATTAACAGCAACTGGAAATATATCATAGAGTGTAATACTATAGGTTACTGTATCACTTTCGTCCAGCTGATTGATCTGCATGTTGGTTGTATAGGTTGATCTATACTTGGCAGCATGCTGTACACCATTGGTGGTCTGACGCCCAACTATGTTGTCTATCCAGGTATCAAAATAACGTTTGATCTGCATGTCGCGATCAACTATGAAATTGATGCCCATGTTATCGCCACCGTAATCAACACCCACGGGAAAAAATTCTGGTGGTCCAAATAACTGCTGACGACTGGTAAGTAAACGAGTCTGTGGTAAAAAGGCATTGTCAGCATACATGCCTACTCGGCTGGCAAATGAGTTGTTTAACAAACATTGTGGCGCCAGTACTATGACTTCAAATCTAACAGGTTTGGCCAGTCCTCGGGCCTGAACTTCGGCTAGGAAATTCTTAACTGTATGCTGAGCCTTGCCTGATGCTGATTGAGCATCTGAACCAGTGACTTCAGTTTCTTTTATTATTAAGTTTGTTAGAGCCATTAAAGTTTCCTACGAGAATCTCTGTATACCACACTTTTGTCCGCGCCCTGGAACTGTTCCAGTGGCATCATGACTGCGGCCAACCACTGATCGTTGGGTATGTTGTGATAGCTACTCTTAACATGATCTGTTAAATAATGCTTAACACAGGCACTAACACCCGGATATTTGGCACTGTTGTTTAATAAATTCCAGCTTACCTGAGCTCGACTACGAGGATCGCTGATGTCTTTAATCAAAGTTAATAACGCACCCATGAGCTTAAATCTAAGAACATAGGGCAAATAATGTAGATTGATTCCTAGGAATCCACCAGGTGCTTTGCTAAAGGGCAGCACCAAGGGCATGGTATCATAATAGGGCAACGTATCCTTGTGTTTAGGATCATAGCTGAACAGATACAAACCACCTATGGCCATTTGTGCATCACCAGATCGAACTGCTCTACGAGCCGTACTCTGTATGTTTTTTAGACTGGCTATTTGTTTTTGATACCAGGCCATGCTGCGTTTTACCGAAGCTGAGTCTACTCTTAAATTGTCGAACGGTGTTGCCATTGTTTATTTATCTAGTCCTAGTTCTTTTTCGGTTAAAATCTCAAACTTCCAGCCTCTATTTTCGCAAAAATCTCGGGCATTTTTCCATTTGGCCTGATTAACACCCCAGGTCATGACTTCCTGTACATAGGCTCGAGTGCGACGCTTGGGTGTTGTTGGTGGAGCTACAAATTTAGCCGGTTTAATCTCTATGAGATAGCGTGTATTGCGCCCAGCGCGGTCTCGAACTTTCATGTAAAAATCCACAAAGTAGCGATGAACTCTACCATCCACGGGTGACACATAGGGTATGACAATTTCCTCACTGCCCCATTCCAGCACATTGGGATTGTTATCGCAATACTTCATGAACTTAAATTCCCAAAAACTACGATAAATCACATTGGTGGGATCACCAGTATATTTGGAAGGATTAGAAACTTTATACCTTCCTTTGTAAACGTTGTTGGAATACATGATAAATAATTTAAATTATCCAGGAATAAGTATTTATGGCATTTTTCCCAAACGGTCAAATAGGACCAGATTTTACACCCAGTTTTAACAATTCCAGCGATCTAAAGCCTGCAACGTTTACGGCTCAGGGTGGCACTGCTGGTAATCAAAGCTACAATGTTAGCAAACTCAAATACCCCCTGCAGGTTGGTGCTGCTGCGGATTTAAAACACTACATGGTGTTTTTCATCAACATCAGAGGTAAAAGCCAGGCTCGGGATTTTGGTCGTAAAACACAGATTACTCCCATAGGTCAGCAACGTTTAACATCGCAGGGGCAGACTAATGCAGCTGCTGGGCTGGTTGGTGCAGCTGCTGGGCTGGGTGGTGCAGCCGTAGGACTAGGCGTAGGAGCTGCTCTAAGCAGACTCATAGGTCGCAATGGTGCCAAGTCTGCGGCTAGCCGAGTACAGCAAATAGTAACCACGGCCGTAGGTGGTGCTGCTGGATATAGTTTATTTCAAAATGCCAATGATGCCTTTAAGGTTTTTGTTCCGGACAAAACATTCAGAATTGATACTGCCATCATGATGGCTGTGAATGAAAAACCCAGCGTTAAATACGGCGTTGATTATGATGCCAAGGATCTGGGCGTTGCACTGGGATATTTGGCCGGCGGTGCCGGTGGTGCCGAGGCACTGACAGCACAAAGTACTGCAGAACTGGCTCGTAATGTAGGCATAAATCTAGCCAATATACCGGCTGGCATAGCCAATGCCTTTGGTGGTAAATTAGAAATTGGCGAAGCCCTGGCACTGGGCGCAGGCATAGCACCCAATCCATTCCGTGAACAGATCTTTCGCAATGTAGATACTCGTACATTCCAGTTTGATTATAAGTTTTTACCTCGCAGCGAGGCTGAGGCTGAAAGTATCAAAAGTATAATTCATAAATTTAAATACCACATGCATCCAGAAATTTCAACCGGTGGTTTGTTCTATGTCTACCCCAGCACTTTTGACATAGCCTATTACTTCAATGGTCAAGAAAATAAAAACATACACAAAATTTCAACCTGTGTACTAGAACGCATGAGCGTTGATTATGGTGGACAGGGATTCCATAGTTTTGAAGATGGTGTACCCACCGAAATTAACATGCGTCTAGAGTTCAGAGAACTCGAAGTAATGACCAAAGACCGCATCGAACAAGGATATTAATCATGTATTTTAAAAATTTTCCTTTTATAAATTATAGTCTGGATGGTGGTGTTACCAATTATACCATGACTGATTTCTTTCGCAGAGTCAAGGCCAATGCCACGGACATACTGGGTACTACTGCCTATGATGAATATGACGTTCTCGATGGTGATACACCAGAAATTACTGCGCATAAACTATACAGAAATGCCGACCTGCACTGGGTCCTACTCATAGCCAATGACATCTTTGATCCCAGATTTGACTGGCCGCTTAGTACTGTAGCCCTGAAT